GGAAAAGACGACCCGGAAATCGAAGCATTACGGCGATTGCACTCGGAAGACTGGTTCAATGAGCGTGTTGCTGGTAAACCTGCCCCACCAAAAGGGCTTGTCCACAACATGTTCGATATATCAACCCACGTATCCGACCAAGCAGAGTACATCGAAGAAGAACCTGTGCATCTTTGGGTAGACCCGGGCTATTCTCAGGTCACCAAATCAGCATATGCGGTAGTAGCAGTGCAGATTATTGGGGGTCAGGTCAGAGTTATTGACGAAATCTACGAAAGAGAAAAGATTACAGAGGAAATAATTGAGATTTGTCAAATGCGACCGTGGTGGAAAGACGTTCAAAACGGCGTGATTGACATTGCAGCGCACAATATGGGCGAATCAAGACCTGTAGATACATGGCTTGAGAAGGCTCACTTGTACATGCAGTCAGAACGTGTTGGGATTATGGACGGTATCGAACGATTCAACACGTTCCTGAAGGAAAATCCCTCTACAAAGCAACCAAATCTTATAATCAACCACAAAGCTAGGGGCTTGATCTCCGAATTAGGTGGCTGTGCTAACCCATTTGATGACCAGATTCACGTGTATACGTGGCGCACAGACAAGGACAACAACGTAATTGGCAGGCAGCCTAGAGATGCTTTCAATCACAGCGTCAAAGCTGTAACGTATGGATTAGTTGTAAACTTTGGCTATGCCCGAGCAGCAGGTGCATCGAAGATTATTACGGTAAATAGGTGGTAACGTGGCAAAAATTGATGACCTAATTTCCCAAATAGAAGATGTTTGGGAATCGCCCGGTTTCCGTACCAGAAGAAGTCGGATGGAAAGCGATTACGGTCTGTATCGCATGAATCCATACGATGCAGGCAACGGTTATCAAAGCTATACGTCCAACGCCCCTAAGATTCTTGCGGATAAGATCATGTCTTATCTGTCGAACGCACAAATGTCAGTGCGAGTACCACTCAGTGCTGAGGTTGATGACCGTACACCCGGCTCGCTAAAAGAAAAGTTTGTCATTGGCGCGCTGAACCTTGCCGATGAACGCATGCAAAGATACGGGCAACCCTCTATCAGAGAGCAGTTAGCCTTCTATGTAACCCTGCGAGGATGGTATGCAGGGCGCGCCATGCTAAACAAACACACAGATGGCGCAACTTATGTTGATATAACACCCTTTGACCCACTGCATATCTGCTACGAGATGGACGACAAGGGCATTGTTTGGCTTGCACATAAAACCAAACGCTCACCTTCATCCGTAAAGAACACGTTCAATGTTGATGTCGAACCTTTGATTGAAGGAGAAACATCTTCAGGCATAACCGTTTGGGACTATTACTCAAGGACAGAAAACGCTGTTCTTATTTCTGGTGACAGAGATCAAATCCAATACGGCAAGCCACTCACAAAACACAATGTTGTTGACATGAACGGGAACCCATGCGCTCCTGTTTTCCTTGGCGCAGTAGGTCCTGCTCCATGGGTACAAGACGATCTGTCAGGTGATGACACCGCTAGGGATTATGGAGAATCCATTTTCTCTGCGAACCGAACCTTGTACGACGATTACAACTTTGCAATGAGTGCCTACAAGACACTCGTTCGGCGCGCTGTAAGGCGACCATACAAGATTGTTTCTCCTGATGGGACTACAACTCTTGATACTGATCCGTGGCAAGATGGGTCAGAGGTTCCACTGCCAGCAGGTACTGACATAAGACTCATGGAAGAAGTCACGATGCCTCTTGATACCGGGGCATTTGTGGGTCTGGTCTCAGGAGAGTTGCAGCGTGGTGGATTATCAAACGTAAGCTACGGTGAGTTGCCGTTTGCTATCTCAGGTTTTGCAGCAAAGATATTGCAGGAAGGCTCTGCTCACCAAATCGAACCTAGGGTGAAAGGTATAACTGCTTGCTACAAACAGATTGCTGAGATCATTTCAATGCAATATGAGGCAGGTGGATACAGTCCGCTAGAGGTAAGAGGTCGTCATAACGACATTGCTAGCTACTTCAACCAAGAGATAAAGCCAAGTGACCTTGAAGGTGCGGGGGCTATTGATATTCACTTCGGTGTACGCATGCCACAGGACGAGCCTCAGCTAATCACGATGGCGCAAATGATGCGGGAAGGCACAAAGCCACTTGCTCCAGATGAGTGGATTTGGGAGAATATCCTGCAAATCAATGACGTAGATCAATTCCGCAATTCAATTTCAGCACAACAAGCGCAAGTAACAGAGCCAAAAGCACTGTTGCTTACGCTGATCGAAGGTCTAATGCAAACAGGCGAACAAGAAAAAGCTTTGATTTACGTAGACCTCTTGCGGAAAACTTTGAAACAAGACCAGCAAGAAGAAGCTGCTCAGGACTTGCAGTTCCAGCAATTGCTTAACTCTGTTGGTATGGGTGCTGGGCAAGCACCTTCGGGGGCTGCTCCACAGCCTCAACCCCAAAATCCGGGTGGAACAGGAACAAGTCCTAGAGATATATCTAGTGCGATAATGTCGTCACAGATGCAGGGCTTTCAGCGAACAGGTGACCCAAGACAGGCTCCACCGGGAACTCCGGGCGGGGCGGGACCAAGAGTTAATCCTCTAGGAAATATGTAATGGCATTTACAGTAAGAATCCCTAAAAGTTACACAGCAAGAATACTTAACGCTATTCAGGCTGGTACAGCTAAAGACCTCCCTCGCACAAGGCTAAATGTGCAACCTGACGGATCTTTGCTAGTTCGGAGTGAATCTGCAAAAACCCCATACGAGGCTTATGAAGATATATTCAGCCAGAATTTAGGGATTCCTTTTGCTGCATTCCTCGGGTTTGAAACACTTGCAGACTCAGCTGAAGACGCTAGGCGGTATCGAACAGATGTCGCTACTACATCAGAAAAAAATGCAGCTTTTGATGCGTCAAAACTAGGGGCTCCTTCACGAACAATTGCCCCTGAAGATATAGCAATGCCTTTTTCTGGGGCTGGTGATGTTCAAGATTTAACATTTGATGAGCGACGGGCTATTGGAGAAATGCCATTTGGTCCTTATCAAATTACTCCAGCGCAACTTCTTACTCCTTCTTTTTACCGAGATCAACAAGCAGCAGCACAACTCGGCGAAGGTCAAGGCGAAGGCACAAGTATTGCTGGGGGATTGTTTAGAGTCCCAAAAGACCTAGAAGACCCAGAGCCCCCAAAAGACCCAGAGCCCTCAAAAGACCCAGTGCCCTCAAAAGACCCAGTGACTGGTGATGGTATTCCAGCCAACCTCCCTGAGTTTTGGCGAGAAAGGTATGACGAATACTTACTGCTTTCTCCATACCTCCAAAGCGTTATTCTTGAAAATCAAATAAAAAACTATATTGACCTAGAACCTTACCAAGGCGAAGGAATAAACGGCGGAGCAAGTATTCAAGGCTTGTTTGACTTTATTCCGGGGTCTGTAGCAGGTGACGCACTAAGTAGAGTTTATGATCCAACTAAGGGCGGAGTTGGGGGGCAGAACTTTGAAGTACAGCCTCCCGCTGGGTATGTGCCACCTGTAACAGGAACTATGGCAAGCCCAACAGGAATGCCAACATTTTCTAGCCAAGACTTAATCAATGACCCTCAAGGATATTTGACAGCAGCAGGTCAACGACTAGCTTTTAGAAATGTTTTTGGAGAGCCAGCAGCAACTGGTGTTGGTCCTTTAGCCAGTTACTTGCAACGTCAAACTTTTCCTTTGACTCAGGCTTTTAGGGCTTCAAGCTTTGCAAATATTGGAAGAGAGCAAGCAGGCGAAGCTGCTCCTCAATCTTCTTTTGAAGAATTTCTTAGGTCAGTACAAAGCCAACCAACAGGATTGGGTGGTGCCTATGGGCAAGCCTTGCAGGATGTAGGCTACCTAAGAGGACTTGAAAGTAGTCAGGTTCCAACAACATTAGCTGGAGTATTCAATCCAGAACAAGCAGCAGGAACAAGAGATGCAAGGGCACTTCTTGAAGCAGCCCAAAGAGGAAAATACTCTAATCTTGTAAGCAGTTCTTTCCGACGACCATCTGAAGATGAGTTATTCGCTGATTATGTTCTTGCAAGGCAGGATGCTGCTACCGCAGGTGCTGCACCGCAGAACTTCCTCAACTTTGCAGCATCGAGGTACGGACTCTAATGGCTATCAATCCTACATTTGCTGGCTTTCTTGAAGAAGAACCACGCGCTGCTTTTTTTGGAACGCTTGGTCAGAAAGGCTTGTTGGATTCTGCTGGTAGGAGAAAGCAAGCTGAAGATATTTATTCAGGAGCAATGACAGAGTTTTACGGAAAGCTTGGAGAACAAATCCTTGGTGGTGGAGAACCAACTATGACGTTCTCTAGTTTTCTTCAGGACTACCCATTTACAGATCGGTTCGCTCAACTAGGAAGGCAATACAGTCAGCTAAACAGATACCGCCCATCTACTAGATTCTTGTACTACTAATGACAACTGAATCTTTTCCACAGTTTATTAACAGGGTTGAGCAAGCCCCTCTAGCAGGTCAAAACCTAATAGCGCAACTTGTGTTTGAGGCAAAGCAAGGCGGTCGTATAGGGGCAGAAGCGCGCATGAAGCTACGCGCTATTCCCGGTGGCTCAGAGGCATTGATGGCTGCAACTTCTGGAGTCCCTCAGCCAGTTGCTCCAAGAACAATAGTTGCTCCACCTTCTCAGTTACCACAGCCTGCTGCCCCAAGATATGAACCCGCAATTGTGTCGGCACCTGCCCCGCCCCCTCCGGCACCTGCCCCGGCTGCGCCACCGCCTCCTCCATCTGACCCTAGCTTATTTGACCAAACTATAGGTCGAGGGATTGGAGCATTAGGTCGTGGCGCATTAGGCTTCGGTCGCTTTATTCAGCCTGTTACAGACCCTATTCTTGAGAACATAGGCAAGGCAGTTGAAACCACAACTGCTGGTGCGGTATCAACAGTTGGAGGGCTTACGCCCGGAGACTTATTGGGGCTTGAAAGTAAGCTGGCTGAAGAAAGAGCAAAGCGTGGAATTGAATCAAGACTCCCAAGCTTTTTACAAGCAAGCCCTTTGGGTGCGTTTGAGTCTATCGTAAGAGGTAACGCAGCAAGAGAACTTC